AGCCATTGACGAGGATGTACCGTTTTAAGGAGTGAATCATGCAAGACACAGTAACAAAAGACAGAGAGAAATTTTTGGGTGGCTCGGATATACCTGCCGTTATGGGAATCTCGCCATTTACCACTCGGTATGACTTGCTCTGCTACAAGGCAGAAGTCAAAGAAAATGATTTCGAGGGGTCTGTATATACCGAGTATGGCAATGAAATGGAAGGCAAGATAAGGGACTATGTAAACTCGCTCGGTTATGACTTCATCGAAGACAAGATAACATTGAGTGATTCAGAAGTATTGCCGACACGTTATCACGCAGATGGTTGTGACCACGATCAATGTGCGGTCTTGGAAGTCAAGACAACAGGTCAGATTCATGGCACGATAGTTGGCTATAAGAAATACCTTGTACAGCTTTTGTACGGTATGTGGTCATTCGGATATGACGAGGGTGTACTTGCGGTCTATGAAAGACCAAAAGACTTGGATATGAACTTTGACAAGAACAGATTGCAGATATTCTTTATCGGCATGGATGACTATGAACTTCTGATGAAAGAAATACTTGAAGCGGTAGGAAAGTTCAGGGTCGATTATCTTTATCTGAAAGAAACTCCGTATGCGGAAGACTCTGATTTACCGTCAAGGTCAGCACTCGTACCGATAGCACAGAAAGCCTTGGCTCTTGAAAGCGAACTCGCATGGGCAAAGGACATTATATCGCAATATGACGATTTGAAAAAAGAGCTATGCGAAAAGATGGCAGAGCATAACATCAAATCATGGACAATGCCTAATGGTACAAAGATAACATTCGTAGCTAAAGGTGAAGATAAGAAGGTCATGAAGTTCGATGAAAAAGGATTTAGAAAAGATCACGAGGATTTGTATTCCGAATACTTGCATGAAAGAACCCAAAAAGGGAAGAGTGCCTATGTCCGAATTACGTCAATGGGCAAAACAGAAGACTCATAGTCGAAATCCCTGGGGCGAGAAATTAGACAGTAATGGATATAGTGAATCATTACTGCCGAGTGATGATTGTTTCATCTGTCAGATAGGCGGTGACTTGGCAAGGCATGAGGTGTTTGGCGGTTCAAGCAGACAGATAAGCAAGGCGACAGGAATGTGGGTCAGGCTTTGCCCTCGCTGCCATGCAAGAGTACACGCAGATTCTAACATGGAAGAATTGCTTAAAAAAGAAGCACAAGCCTTGTTTGAAGAGGAACATTCACACGAGGAATTTATTGAACTGTTTAGAAAGAATTATTTATGAGGTGGGTCAAATGAAAAAGATGAAATGCAATAGAGTGGACTGCTTTCGTTATATAGTCGATGAAAGCGGTGACTACTGTAAAGCATTAGCAGATAAGAGAGGTATGGTTGATTGCCCATTTTATCAATCAGAAGAGAACTTCGTGAGAAAGGTCATTGCTTTGGATATGGGGGATTATCAGAGAGCGATGGAACTCGCAGGAACAAAGACGGTAACGGTGGAAGCGATCAAAGATTGGCTCAAAAGAGCGGAAGAGTTTTCACCTGCCGAGGATAAGAATGTTGCAACTGTAGTAGAAGCGTTATTGAAGGGGTAGCCATGATACTAAAAAACTTTGAAGCTGACAATGTAGATTTAGACACTTTGCAGATTCATCTGACTTTAGGCACTCTTCAGGACGCACTGAAATTGGCTGAGAACCTCAATAAGTTAGTCGGTGAAGAAATAGACATCAAAGCCGATAAACACCGTCAGAAACGAAGTTTGAACGCTAATTCATATCTCCGAGTTCTTGAGGGTAAGATCGCAGATGTTCTCGGTGCAGACAAAAATGAGATTCATAACGATATGCTTGCTCGGTACGGTCAATATCAGAAAGATGGTGAGGGGAATATCCTCTTCTGCCTTTACAAAGCAGATATGGATTACAGAGGACTTGAAACTTTGCATCTTAAACCAACAGGTCATATGGAAGACCGCAAGGGTGTCAAATACGCATGGTTTGCAACAATGAAACCGTCACATGAGTATGACACAAAGGAAATGGCAAAGCTGATAGATGGGGTCATATCAGAAGCCAAGGAATTGGATATTGATACTTTGACTCCTGACGAAGTGAAGAGGATGGTGGCAAGCGGATGAAGACAAAAATGAACAATGCGATAGTGCTTGCACGTTCGATACAAGACAACTTCTTGTGGAGTGATAAACCGTTTGCAATAGGACAGGCTTGGATAGACTTGCTGATGCTTGCCGAATGGAAAGACGAGAAAGTTTATAACAAAGGTCAGCTGCAAATGTTGCACCGTGGACAGGTTGGTAGGTCGGTGCTATGGCTTTCAAAAAGGTGGGGTTGGAGTAGAGGAAAAACAATAAGATTTCTAAAAAACCTTGAGAACGAAAAAATGTGTACAACAGAAAGCACACCGAACGGTACAACTATAACCATTGAAAATTACAACAAATACCAACTCGGACAGACAACCGATGATACAACTGATGAAACAACAGACGGACAACAGACGGACAACAGACGGTACACATTCAAAGAAGTAAAGGAAGTAAAAGAATATAAAAAGAATATACCTACGGTATATAAGAAAAGCGACTGTCAGGTAATTGTCGATATGTATAACGAGGAATGTCCTTCTCTGCCGAAGTGTATCAAGTTATCTCCTACAAGAGAAACGCATATCAAGGCAAGGCTAAAAGATCACTCGATAGATGAATTGAGACTTGCGTTTCAGAAAGCAGAAGCATCTGACTTCTGTACAGGTAGAGATGGTAAGAGCAAGAGAAAGTGGTGCAACCTTGCATGGATGATGCAGTCGGAAGACAACCTGCTGAAAGTCCTTGAGGGGAATTATGACAACAAAGGCAGTGCGAGAGACAAGACTCTATCCGACATGAGAGAGATAGTAGATGGCATGACACCTGATGAATACGCAGAAATAGAAAGGAGATTTAGGTAATGTTCATTAACGAAGATGATATTTACAAAAGCTTTTGTGACACCGTTACGGACGTGATTCTTTTAGGAATTGACGAGACGTGTGATTCAGAAGTGGAAATGAGAAATAGCATAGCAGAAATTCGTGGTGCAGGAGAGCTTGTAAACGAACTCTTAAAAGATAAAAAGGTGAAAGATGAATAATTTAGCAAGACTATCTGACACCGAACTTGAAAAAGCTATCCAAGACTTAAAGGAACGTGATCTTGCCTTAAAGACGGATTCAGGGCAGAAGTTCATAATCAGCAAGATGCGAGAGTGTATCGGTTGGCTTGAATCCGTAGGCTATAAGTTCGAGGGTGATGAAACCGCACTCGCAAAGCTTTGGGCAACAAGTCTTAAAGACGAGTTTGTAAGGCTCGGAGAGGGTGGTTTGAAAACTGCTGTTATGAACTTTGCATCAACGGATGATAGGCAGTATAAGACGTTCCCACAGATACCATGGATAGCAGATGCATGTACAAATATCGGTGGCGACCCAAGGGTGGAAAAGGGTCGCAGGATGCAGGAAGAAGCCGAGCGTCAGATGGAGTTAGATCACAAAAAGGAAATGCAAGAACTTGAAGCGAGTTTGACTCCTGAGCAGCTTGAAGAAGTGGAACGGAAAGCGAGTGAGATGAATGGAAAACGGATATTACACGGCACAGAGACTTAAAGAACATCATCCAAGTGATGAAATTATCTTAAATCGTGAATCAGTAACACAAATAAATACTTTTAGGCAAAAATTTGTTGGCAATGATTTGGATAAGGTTTCGGATGTGATTTGGGCAAACACTATTCCCCTAAAAGATGTTGAGTTATCAACCGAAAATGGGATGACCGTCAGAGTTTGTATATTCGATGAAGCGTTAGAAAACCTTAATGAAGTCCCTGATGGCAGAATCGCAGTTGTTGGAGCAATGCAGGAATACGGTGATAAATCATTCGTAATCATAGGTGTGACTAAAGGCAAAGAAAGGACGGATATATCACTCGAATCGTTTGATAAGGACGGAAACACGCAAGGAGTAGTAGATAACCATGAGCCATTCTATGAGTTCATGAGAATATGGCATGGAATACAGCTTGCTTTGTTACATCCACAAATCAAAGACGTGATAGCAGACGGTAAGATCGTAAAGCGATATACAAGAGAGAACACTGAGACAAGAAAACGTCAGAGAGTAGTTCGTTATATCAAAAGGCATATTGTGGATGACAACAGACTCAAAAATGCTTTTAAGGAGTATCATCGCCATTGCCTTGCATGGTATGTGATAGGGCATTGGAGACACTACAAGGACGGAAGAGTGGTCTTTATAAAGCCTTATTGGAAAGGCGAAATGAGAGCGTTGAAACGTAACTTCGACTGTAGAGAACGAAGGATAGCAACGCAGTAAAGGAGATGAGTAGATGTATCAATGTTTTCACTGCTTGAGTTATAGCGTAAGTTGGGATGCAGATTTCGACTTTGAAGACTTCGGATATGAAGGCGAGGGCATAGTTCATATGTGCCACTGCAATAATTGCGGAGCAGAGATCGAATACCGAGTACCGTTAAATCCACCTGAAGAGGAAGGTGAAAAGGATGAATGAATATATAGACTTTGACATTGACAAATTAGTTCCACCACCTGATGGCATAGTTGTCAAAGGTGATTTAGGAACAGTAGTCATGAGTGAAAATACATTCAAGGCATTTGAAGATGTCGCAGAGGGCGAGGAAATCAAGTGGGAGAGAAAAGAAAATGGAGATTAACGAGAGGATAGCACATCTATCGCATGAGATAAATGCTCTTATCAGCAAGTTTGCGGAACTTGAATTTCGGAAAATCAAGAATGGTTATATCACCGAAACAGGAGAACTTGATACCATTGTTGACCCAAAGGGCATCGAAGACGAGATAGACGAGTGCAGAGAACTTATCAACGAGGACTTATTTGAATTAGATCAATGTATAGGAGAGCGAGATGATCTCAGCAGAAAATATCAGAACGATCATACGAGCAGTCGGAATGACGGATAAAGACTTTGCCTACAACAACAAAGAGTATTTCTCCGACAATAAGACGGTGACGCTCGAAACGAGACCGCTTAGAGAAGTGCCTACTTACGGAGTGTTTATCTATCAGGCGAATGGTGCTTTCCATGCATACCGCAAAACAAGGAGAATAGTGAGAGCTATTAATGAGTGGCGTCTGGCAGAGTTAATATATTCTACTCATACGGGTTTTGAGTGGAAGGGCAAACCGAACTTCTTTAGAGATGATGACCAAGTTGCATACACAGGAGTGGTACTGAAAGGAGAGATATGATTGACAAACGGAGAAGGTAGACCACCGTCAACGAAGAGAATACGGTTCAAGACAAAGGACGGTTGGCATATAGGATTCTTCATAAAAGATGTCAACAAGTACGTCCGAAACGTGAACCGTTGGAAAGATGCAGAAACCAAGAAATGGTATGACGATAATGAAGTAATGGAGTGGAAAGACATTTAAGTAATTAGGGCGACCCGACCTGACACGCATAGCCGAAGGTTAATTGTGCAAGCACAAAGCGTACCATGTCAGAGTTGGTTAGTGGGAGTTGTACGGAGACCGTACCGAGCTGAGCAGGTGGGGGCGAGGCAAATAATATCCACGGTGGCGGAATAGGTAGACGCAGAGGGTAGATGTTCATGTACCGAAATGTCGGGCAAGTGTACGAGGTTGTGGGAGCATCATGTAAGGTGCAAATCCTTACCCGTGGGCAATTATGAAAGGAGCAAAGATCAATGGAAGTTGGCGAAGTGGTTAAGATGGCAACTTGTAGTCAGATAAGAATAAGGGGTTCATATTCGGGGAAGATATACTATCAATCATGGACAAATAACAAGGAACGTCTGAAACAATTTGAAAACGAAAGATGTTATGGAATCAAAGCGGAATTGCATGTGCCTATAAGAGAATATGACCCCGATTGCGTGTACCCTGTAATTTGTATATGGATGGATGACTATGATAAATGCAGGGTTGACTCTTGGGAAGAGTCTGGTGCTGCGGACGCTTATGCCGACCATCAAAGGTAAAGGAGCAAGACCATGAATAAGATAAAAATGTGGTGGGCGGTGAATCATGATAAAGTCATTATTCAAAAGATGCTTTACACTAAAAAATATGAAGGTGATTTTGTAATAATAAAAGTAGCGCTTGCCTTAAATGGTATTCATTTTGGATATGAAACACGCGCAAGTTTTGACTGGGACACAAATGTATTTAGGCTTTTAGCAAAAGTAGTACACAATAAAGAAATGTTAAGGGAGCAAGAACATGAGTATATTGATTAAAGGGGCGAAGATGCCGAAATCGTGCTGTGATTGTGACCTACTACCAGAGCAGATTAATCGGGATGAACAATGGAGGTGTCCTATTACAAAGAAAATAGTTCAGCGGTATCTCTACAATACATATATAGACGAACGCAAGGGAAAACCATCTGACTGTCCGCTTGTAGAGATACCGCCACACGGGAGACTGATAGATGCGGATTATATGAAAAGGCATCTGATGTTTTCACAAGGCATAAATGATTGTGGTGCGCTATATGCACCTTATGACGAAATAAAGAAAGAAATAGACCGTATGCCGACCGTCATAGAAAGCGAGGAGTAGGAACATGAAAATATACGTGATCACGGAAGGGGATTACTCAGACTATCACATTGTCGGAGTGACCCTCGACAGGAAGAAGGCGGAGACATACTGCTGGGTGGCTCGAAGCAACTATTATGTGCCCAATGTGGAAGAGTACGATACGGACCTGTTCGGCGACATAGAGAGCCGGAAGGCGTACAGCGTGATAATGTACAAGGACGGACGAGTGGAAGCAAAAGAACTCGGTGGCGGGTATTCATACGAGAATGCGATGGAACACAATGCGCATCGGATTGGATATTTCACAGACGACAACTGGAGCGTGGATGTACTGGCAGAAGACGAAGTCCACGCACGCAAGATTGGGATCGACTACATAATGCAGGCGAAATACATGGAGGAGTAGCAAGATCATGAACGCAGTAGAAATATATGAAAAAGCATCATGGGATATAGAACACAACAAGATAACTCTTGGTGAGTTTGAAGAACGCATAAAGCCACTCTATGATGTTGAGCCTGTAAGACACGGGTACTGGGATAATGATAAGGAATGTTCTATATGTGGTTGCCTTGCGCCAGTTAGTCATGTTACAGGAGAAGAATATGCCTACGAGTACTGCCCTAACTGCGGTGCAAAAATGGACAGAAAGGAGCAAGAGAATGAGTTACGATTTAAGAGTTGCAGTAAAGGTAGAGGGTTGCGACAAGTATGCCGATATAGCAGAACCCGAATACGCACACCCGACATATAATCTTGGAGATATGTTCAGAGCGTGCATGGAGTGGGACTATGAGCAAGGGAAGTATTATAGATGTGATGAAGTGCTACCCAAAATTAGCCACGGTATACTGGAGTTGGAGACAAAACGAGGTAAGTATACAGTCTATAGCCCAGCAAACGGATGGGGAAACATTGATGATGCATATGAAACGTTAAGGAGTTTAAGGAAGTGCATTTACGAGCAGGCTGAAGAAATACCATTGGAATGTTTGTATATGTGTTGGTAAAGGAGCAAGAACAATGCCGAGGTTTTATGTAGAGAATAAAGGCAAGTGGAATATCTATTCCACAATAGTTGATGATTATTTGTTAAATGATTTCGTTGACTTTAAGGAGTTAAAGGAAGCGGTGATTGGAGAGATGGTAGTAGAAAGAAATGAGGAACTTGACACGTTACTGACAGACCAGCCGAGGCTTAATGTTATGTCATACAAAGAGGCAGAAGAAACACGGAAGTTAATGAACGGTGGAGAGGAGCAAGATAATGAGTGATGTATATGTAAAAGTTGAGGGATTGAGCGATTCGTTGCTCAATAACGTGAGTATAAAAGAGGTTACGGACGA